AAATCTGGAAGTATCATTAAAAAAACAAATATTAATATATAAGATATAATAAATATATGGGACTATTACTATTCATTTGGATCTTTGCTACTATTGTAGTAATAGTTGAAACAATTCGAAAAAAATAATTTTATTAACATTTACATAAATCTAATATCTTAGTCAACTAGAATAATATACTACTTCAAAAATAATTTTTAAAAAAGCGGGGGAACTAGAAAATTCTCCTTGCTATACTAGACCTATATGATCCTTATTCTAGGTACAAAGTACCAATGAAGTCTGAAAAGGTCTCTATAGCCAAACAGAAGGCTCATTTGGCCCAATACATCAGAGACTATAAGGAGAGGCATCCTTGTGCAGATTGTAAGATCCAATATCCATACTATGTAATGGACTTTGATCATGTTCGTGGCACAAAACATGCCAATGTCATGGAATTGATCCCTACATTGTCTAAGAAGAAGATAGATGATGAAATTAAGAAATGTGAAGTAGTATGTTCTAATTGTCATCGTATTAGGACACATATGAGGAAGATAGCTAAAAGTGGTAGGAAATAGGTTCTTTCTTCTCCCGCCGCACTTTTTTCGTTAGCACTTTTCAAAACGCACTTTATTTAGTATACTGGTTTTAATCTCTCTAAATGAGGGATTACTTATTAATAAGGAGTTAAGGTGGAACTCATTTCCATTTTCGGCAAGGTTCTTTTCGGATTTCTATTTTTTACATCTGGAATTGGACATTTTAAATCACGTCAGGCACTAACAGGTTATGCAAAGGCTTATAAGCTTCCGTTTCCAGAATTTAGTGTATTGGCATCAGGTGTACTTCTAATTGTTGCACCAGTTCTATATGTATTCGGAATTGCAGAGACTCTCTCACTTTCGGCACTCGCACTATTTCTAACAGCAACTGCATATATCTTCCATCCGTTCTGGAAGGAACAAGATGCAACACGAAGAATGAATGAACAGATTGCTTTCAATAAGGAGATTTCCCTAATCGGTCTAATACTTGTTGTTCTAACGCTACTCTAATAGCGAAGTCCTAAACAAGACCATAAACTGTTTATTGGACCATAGCTCAGCAGGCAGAGCGGGAAGCTGTTAACTTCTAGGTCCCAGGTTCGATCCCTGGTGGTCCAGCTTATAGAACGTCTGTAAAGTAAGTACCATTGATGTATATTTTTGAAGCAGTAGTTAATGTATACGGACTCGTAGATGTCAAAACAAATTCTCTTACAGGCTTTGGACTTGGAGTATCTCCACCAAGCCAATGTAAATCCAATGTTTGAGATCCTGGAAGATGATCAACATTTAATATAATATGGTTTGCCAAATCAGGACTACCTAGACTTGGATCATACCAAACCCATCCTGGAAAGTGATTCATAATTCCAGAATGTGGCGGATAAGGAAGATCCACTTTTAATTGTCCAGTTCCAAAGTTAGTAACTGTAGACAAGTCTATTTGAATCCAGAATGTTACAACATAACCCTGCTTTATATATACTGAGTCATGTGTTGGATATGTTGAATTAGTTCCTGTAAAAGTTAATCCAGTTGCTTGAAATGTTGGAGTCCAATGAATTGGAGGCTGTGGAGGAATCTCTGAAACTCTTAATGAATTCATACTATCCTCTATCTATATTAAAGATAGCTACTGAGACTCCAGAATCTCCTACCGCCCAAATATCATCTGATGGTGCCATCTCTATAATAAATGATTGTCCTGGATATAACTTATATCCGTAATCGCTTGAACTTACTCCATACCCACCCAAATAGGCAAATCCAGTTGACGCAACATTCTGAATAGATAAAGTGTTTCTTGCGTCAGTTTCTTCTCTGACTACAAGATTCTGCGCCGTCCCATTTAAGGAAACAATTTTATGTCTTACCTTCATGTTTTAATTATACCGCCATAAAAGCAAAAATCCCAACCAAAGGCGGATTCGGTTGGGACTTGCTGCGTCATAAACGCAAGTACAGGGAGCAAGTGGGATGCTACGACCTGTACATAGTTATTGTAAAATAGAGTCTATCTAAAGTCAATACCTAATGTCTATGATTCATAAACTCATCTGTCATATCTTCTTGGAAATCTTGATGACCCATCCATCTCAACTTTCCATTTACTTTCCAAGCAAAATTAACCTGCTTTGACATAGCCCAAGTTATATACCAACTTAAAGCATCTGGATCCATTTTTTCTCCAGCCTCTATTAGAGTTAGATATAATATTTTTCTATTCTTGGTATATGATGATATTGGCAAAGCATTCACAAGACTTGGTTTTAATTCTTCAGGAAACTCGTCTTGAATTATCCACTGACATTCAAAAGATTTACATGGATTTTTAGGTCGTTTTTTATATTCCTTGCAACCTACATCCTGTTCTACAAATATACATGGTATTGGCTTATATGGATGATTTGTTGGACCCATTTCGTGTCCACGAATATCTGCTTGTAACCAACCCTCACAACACTTTGTGCAATCTTTACAAGACTTAGCCATTATTCTTCATTCGGAGTAAATGATGGCGTTGGTCCTAAAAGAAAACCTTGATCATGATAATCAACCATCTTTGCAACATCTGCAGGATCAGCAATTTTATTTGCAATAAGAGTTAGCAAATCATAAATTCTATGTAGCATAATATAATTTACCATAGGTAGATTATCTTCTAAATTCTGAGACTGTTCAGTCATTTTTTGATACCGCCTTTATTTTCTTATTAAGGTCTTCGTAAAATTGAATACCTATATTTTTTTTATAACTGCAAGATAGGCAGTATAAGAAGTCATTCCCATCTAAATCTTGATTAGGCATAAGAAGGCCTTGGTCAAGTGGACATTCCAACTTAGACACAAGGCCTTCTTGTGAAAGCGCTATATATTTAGATACAGTTTGTATCTGACGCATATTCTCCTACTTCATTTATGAAGGGAATCGCAATAGCCATTCCTTTGCCCTTGGGGTTAACCCTTTCCAGGCTGACCAATTTTTACCGCCATTGGTCATATAATACGTTATCTCTGCGTTTATTACTGGGTCAAACAATAGTACGTTTGATCTCAGGTTGAACTTCTCTTTACGAATAACACCCAGGTTTCCCAACATGTTAATCTGAAAAATTCCATAGGAACTGTCTCCAGTTTTCCTGTTACCATTATAAGCGAGAGGTCGTCCTTGACTTTCTCTCTTAGCAATGGCCCAAGCCGTTCTAAGGGCTTTTCCTTCAAATCCTACTGCTGACAGTAGTTGCTTTAGAGCTTTGTCTGAAAGCTTCTCTGAAGGCTTGTAAACAGTATTGCTGTACTTTTCTAAGGTTTCTTTCTTAAGTTGTACTTCTGTCTTTGGTTGTACTTTTAAAGCTTGAGCGGGTAGTACAGTATTGTTTGTAAATAGAAATAATGTTATCATTACTATCACAGTCCAGTGATGTACTAAATCACTAAAGCTCTGTTTTATATTCTCCATTGGCATTTCCTCCTTTAGAGATAACGAACTATAATAATAACATTGTCAGTAAGTTACTGTCAAGTCAGTCAACTAGAATAATTATGCAAATATCCTTCTCAACTATACGAGCAAATTTCAATAAATCCGTTGGATATGGTCATGCTGCTCAAATGATTGTAGATTCTTTAATTAAATTAGGATATCAAGTTCCATTTCAAACACCCAAGGCTCCTGTGCAATTAAATTTTTCACAACCAAATTTATTTAAACTTCATAAAAATCAATATCAAATTGGATATATGCCATGGGAATCAACTAAACTAAGAGATGATTGGGCAGAAACATTAAAGTTGTGTGATGAAGTATGGACAACTTCTACATGGTGCAAAGAAGTATTTGAAACAAATGGAATTAAAGATGTTAAAGTATTTCCACATGGCATTGAAGATATTTGGAAACCAAGAAAAAGAATTAAAGGCGATGTAATAAAATTTTTACATATTGGAGAACCCGCACCAAGAAAAGCTGGTCAAATGACTGTAGATGCTTTTGTAGAGTTATTTGCAAATGATCCTCGTTATTCTTTAACTATAAAAGCATATAATAATAATACTACTAGAATATATAATAACTATATAGATAAAGAAATTATAGGTTTACCTCAAAATGTTTATAGTAATATAAATGTAATTACAGATGATTATGATGAAAGTAAAATGTTACAACTTTATTATGATCATGATGTTCTAGTTTATCCTAGTTATGGAGAAGGTTTTGGTTTTATCCCGCTTCAAGCATTAGCAACTGGTATGCCAGTAATTTCTACTTTTCAATGGGCAGAGTATTCAGATTTTCTAGGACCATTAAAACTTAAATCAAAACTAATAGAATCTCCATGGCCTTTTGTTCATCCTGGAAAAGTCTTTGAACCAAACTATAAACATTTAGTTGAGAGAATGAAAGAGTTTACTTTAGATCAGGAAAAGTATAATGAGTATTATTTTAATCAGTCGACTAAAGTTCATGAAACTTATAATTGGTTGCAGTTGACTAAGAACGCATTTGAACATATCTATAAAAAGTTCTCGTAGCCCCTTCCCTCTATAAACAAAGTTTGGTAGAATTAGATTCTTATTCAATTTTAAATTAATCCGTAAGGCGGAAGAAAAGGTGTATATAAAAATGTCAAGAACTATTGAAAACCCATATGAAAACTTTATTGCTTTGTCAAGATATGCAAGATGGTTGTCTGAAGAAAATCGTCGTGAGACATGGGGTGAAACCGTAGATAGATACTTTGACTTTATGTTAAATCATCTAGAAAACAATCACAATTATAAGCCAAGTGATAAGATTGTAAAAGAATTAAAAGAAGCTGTATTCAATCGTAACGTTATGCCATCTATGCGTTCTGTAATGACTGCTGGAGCAGCATTAGAACGAGACAATGTGGCAGGATATAATTGCTCATTTGTTCCAGTAGATAATCCAAGATCATTTGATGAGACTATGTATATTCTAATGTGTGGAACAGGTGTTGGATTCTCTGTTGAATATAAATATATCAATAAACTTCCTTCCGTCCCAGAAACACTTGAAAAGTCAGACACAGTAATTGTTGTTGAAGATTCAAAACAGGGTTGGGCAAAAGCATATCGTGAACTATTAGCACTACTTTGGACAGGACACATTCCAGCAGTTGATGTAAGCAAGGTACGTCCTTCAGGTGCTCGTTTGAAGACAATGGGTGGACGTTCATCTGGACCACAACCGCTAATCAACCTTTTTGATTTTACAATTGCAAAATTTAAAAATGCAGCAGGTCGCCAATTAAAGCCTATTGAGGCACATGACATTATGTGTAAGATTGGTGAAGTAGTTGTTGTAGGTGGAGTTCGTCGTTCAGCAATGATTTCTCTTTCAAATATTAATGATATTGAAATGGCAGCAGCAAAATCTGGTAACTGGTGGGAAAATAACGCACAACGTGCATTATCAAATAACTCTGTTGCGTATTCTCGCAAGCCAGAGATGGAACAGTTTATAGCAGAATGGAAAAACCTTTATGATTCGAAGTCGGGCGAACGTGGAATTTATAATGTGGCGGCGGCTCAAGCGCAGGCAGCTAAGTATGGCCGTAGAGACCCTGAAATCCATTATGGTACAAATCCTTGCTCTGAAATTATTCTCCGTCCCTATCAGTTTTGTAATCTTTCAGAAGTCGTACTACGTGAAAAGGATACAGTTGAGGATGTTACAAACAAAATTCGTTTGGCAACAATTCTTGGGACATGGCAAGCAACTTTAACTGACTTTAAGTATCTTCGTAAAATTTGGAAAGATAACACAGAAGAAGAACGACTACTTGGAGTTTCATTAACTGGTCAATTTGGGAATAAATTCTTTTCTGGAAAAGAAGGCTTAGATGAACTATCAGGAGTATTAAGCAATCTTCGTCAATGGGCAGTAGATATAAATAAAGAAGAAGCAAAGAAAATTGGGATTCCTGCTTCTGCTGCAGTAACATGTGTTAAGCCTTCAGGCACAGTGTCCCAATTGGTCGGGGTGAGTTCAGGAATGCATCCATGGCATTCTCCATATTATATTCGTACAGTTCGTGGCTCAAAGGGAGACCCAATTTCTACATTCTTGAAAGAAGTTGGAATTCCAGTAGAAGACGATGTTATGAAGCCAAATGATACATATGTATTTTCATTTCCAGTAAAAGCACCAGAAGGTGCAATCACTAGATCTGATTTAACAGCAATTGATCATCTCAATACATGGTTAGTTTATCAACGTGCATGGTGTGAGCATAAGCCATCAATCACAGTATCTGTAAAAGAAGATGAATGGATGGAAGTTGGCGCATGGGTCTACAAGCATTTTGATGAGGTATCTGGAATTTCATTCCTTCCTCACTCAGACCATACATACAAGCAAGCTCCATACCAAGAAGTTTCTAAAGAAGAGTATGACGCTCTTGTAGCAAAAATGCCTAAAAACATTCGCTGGGAAGATTTATCTTTTTATGAGACAGAAGATGGAACTTCAACAAATGCTACCCTAGCGTGTAGTTCTGACGGAAACTGTGAACTTGTAGACATTTCTGCATAAAAGTAGTACAATATTAGAATTGGGGTAAAACCCAAAATTCCTGGGCATCCCGCCCAAGATGGAGGATCTATGAAAAAAGATCTAAATAAAGATGGAGTAGTTACAATGACAGAAGAAATTCTGGCAGCATTAGCAAGCTATGGACGAGCATTCCTTTCTGCAGCTATTGCTTTGTATATGACAGGAAATACAAATCCAAAGGACCTTCTAATGGGTGGAATTGCCGCAGTCGCACCAGTTATTTTGAAGGCTCTTAATCCAAATGACTCGTCATTCGGCTTCAAGAAGTAATACAATTTAATATCTTATTAAGAAGACTCCTATGCTAAAATAAGCATAGGAGTTTTCCTATTTAGGAGATTTTGCAAATGGCAGTACAAAAGAATTTCGAAGTAGATCAAAATACTACCTTTACTTTTATTTTAGAGTATAAGGATAGCAATGGCGCTTCTATTAACCTAACTGGATCTTCTGCAAAGATGCAGGTTCGTGATACACAAGGCGGATCTAAGGTTGCAGTTAGTTTAACATCTTTAACAGGTGGCGGAATTACAATTGATCCTCTCATTGGCAAACTAACCTTTAGAATGACTCCAACGCAAACAAATAAACTCTTTTATCCAAAATCAGCATATGACATTATGTTGGTAGATAGTTCAGGAGTTAAAACAAAGCTGTTGGAAGGATTTCTGACCTTATCTAGATCAGTAACAATATAATGACAGAGACAATCGTAGTTAATGAGACAGTTAATCAATTAGTTGTTTCAGCTCCTGGCCCTCAAGGTGCCAGAGGAAAAACCATTTTAAATGGTGTTGGTAATCCAGCAAACAATTTAGGAATAGAAGGAGACTTCTATTATGATAAAGTAACTACAAAATTTTATGGACCAAAACTGTACAATGATTCTTGGGACGGTGCTACAAGTTACCCTCTAAGTACAGGAACATTAACGTATTCTTGGGAACTTGCCCAAGTAACTGGTCCAGTAAACAATATCTATTCTGTTTTTATTAGTCACAATCTTGGTTATAATCCAAATGTAACAGTTAAAACAAGCGCTGGAGATGTTTTAGAAACAGGAATAGACTATAATAATAATAATCAATTAACACTGACAATGGCTCAGCCATTTTCAGGGACAGCGTACCTGTCTTAAGGAGAAATAAAAAATGGCAAGACTATTCGTCACTAGCATAAATCTGAACAAGAATGAACTTCAGAATGCAGTAATTCAAAACTTGAGCTCTGCCCCATCATCACCTGTACAGGGCCAGGTCTACTTTAACTCAACAGATAAAATTCTGTATTTTTACAATAACTCTACATGGATCCAGGCAACTGGTGACACAGAGACTGTTCAAGACATCGTTGGTGCATTTACAGTCGCTGGAAACGGTATAACAAAAACATATGATGATACCGCAAACACATTAACATTTGCAATTGATACTTCTATAGTAGCAGATCTATCAACTGGACAAACATTAACAAACAAGAAATTATCTGATAGCACAACAACAATTGTAGATGTGACAGATGCTACAAAAGCAATTAAATTTGATGTAGCTGGTACAACTGGTGTTACTGGAACAATTGCTACAGCATTTACAACCGCAAAGACATTGACATTACCAGATGCAACAGACACTCTTGTAGGTAAAGCAACTACTGATACTCTAACAAATAAAACATTGACAGCACCAGTAATTGCTACAATTAGCAATACAGGAACTTTGACTCTTCCTACTTCAACTGATACTTTAGTCGGTAGAGCAACAACAGATACACTTACAAACAAAACTTTAACATCACCAACAATTAATACACCAATCCTAACACTTGATTCTACAACTTCTACAACAGAAGGAAGAATTGCTTGGGATGGAACAAATGATCAATTAAAGATTGGTGATGGAGCTGCAACTAGAACAATTAGCCCAGATGACAAAGCAGCAACACTTACAAATAAGACAATTTCTGGATCAACTAATACACTAAGCAATATTGCCAATGCATCACTTACAAATTCAACAATTTCTGGTGTATCACTTGGAAGCAATTTAGGTACACTTACAATTGGAACAGGGCTTTCTGGAACATCTTATAATGGTTCTGGTGCAGTAACAATTGCAATTGATTCAACAGTCGCAACATTGACTGGAACACAGACATTAACAAATAAGACATTAGGATCAGGTACAACGCTTTCTGCAAATATGGCAGCAGGTTCATTTAAGATCACAGGTCTTGCAGATCCTACTTCTGCACAAGACGCAGCAACAAAGGCATACGTAGATGCTGCAGTTACTGGTCTAAATGTACACGACTCTGTATCAGCGGCTACAACTACAAACTTAGTTGGTACATATGCTGCAGGTTCAGCAGGTGCCGACGGCGGAACTGGTGTAGGTGCAACATTTACAATAACAGCCACAGGTGCTTGGACAATTGATGGATATACTCCAGCTCTTAATGAACGTATCTTGGTTAAGGATCAGACAAATCAGGTACATAATGGTATTTACTATGTAACCACAGTTGGTACAACTGGAGTTTCTGCAGTACTTACTCGTTCAAGCGGAGAAGATAACAGCGTTGCTGGCGAAGTTACAGCTGGTGACTTTGTATTTGTGGTAAATGGTACAACTCAACAAAAGACTGGTTGGGTACAATCAAATCAAGGTACATCTACATCACCTATTAAGGGAATTAAGATTGGCACAGATAATATTGCCTTTACACAATTCTCTGGTGCTGGTACATACACAGGTGGCGCAGGTTTAACTCTAACTGGCGGAACATTTGCTGTAGGTCAGGGAACTGGTCTTATAGTTAATGCTGACGATGTAGCAATTGATACAACAGTTGTTGCTAGAAAGTATACAGCAACAATTGGTAATGGTTCTCTTACATCAATTACAGTAACCCACTCATTAGGTAATCAATATGTACATGCTCAGGTATTCGATGCAGGTTCAAACGTACTAGTCGATTGCGATGTTACATTAACTTCAACATCACAGACTACATTTGGTTTTGCTACTGCCCCAACAACTAATCAATATAGAGTAGTAATCATAGGATAAAAATAGTATAATATAGAGGGGAGGGATTTTAAACTCCCTCCCCTTTTATAAAATTGGAGAAGAATGACTAGAGCATTTAAAGTAGATATATCAGCTCCATCTATCATTAAAGATGGTGGAACATCTAGTCAATTCTTAAAAGCAGACGGATCAGTAGATACTGCTACTTATTTATCTACAGGAACTGCAGCATCAACTTATTTAAGCATATCTACAGCTTCTACTACATATGCTCCACTTACATCACCTCAGTTATTAACTCCATTTATTAAAAGAGTTGATTCTACAAATGAGGGTGGTCAGATAGATTTTGCCAGAGCTTTAGATAATACACAAGCATGGTATTTAGATGTATACGGAAATACATCTACTCCAAGTTTTAGAATTGTTGATGTTTCAAATGCTGCCGTTCGTCTTCAAATTGATGGAGCAACTGGAAATGTAAGTGCACAGGGATTTGTAAAAAATGGTGGAACTTCTTCACAATATCTTATGGCAGATGGTTCTGTTTCAACTGGTACATCTGGTCCATTAACTCAAACTGCTTTATCTACTGGATTTTCTATTGCAGGCGGAACAACATCTAAAACTTTACAAATAAACAACACATTAACTTTTGCAGGTACAGATAGTACGACTATGACATTTCCTGCAACTTCAGGAACAGTCGCTACATTAAATACTGCTAATACATTTACTTCAGATCAAACAATTACTCCAGCAACTGCAGTAACTGCTGTCTCAATTAATGGTGCTACATCTAGCACTGGTCTTATTATTAAAGCAGCAGCAACTCCTGGAACGTTTATTGATTATCGTGATAATGGCAATACAAGCGTTGGCGGTGTTGGCTCTGATGGGACACACTTTATAAAAAATATACGAAATGTTGGCGGTTCTGTAAATAGAGCAGTATTTTCTGATCTTACAGCATCTTTAATTGTTAATGCAGCAAATACAAACTATGTTGGATTATCTGTAAGAAGATTTAATGATTCTCAAACTTCTGATTTGCAGCAATGGACTAATTCCAATGCAAGCACCGTTTATGCAAAAATTGACAAAGACGGAAATGCAACAGCCGCATCATTTATTGCCTCAACGGGTGCGTTAACAACTTCATCAACTGAATTAACATTACAGCAAACTGGCGATACTTTTGGTACAAGCACACTTCGTATACAAAATAGAAATGGTCAAAATGGTCCACTAATTGATAATTCTTTATCAACGGTTAATCTTTTAGATCTTGGGTTTAAGTCCGCTTCTTCTCAAGGAAATATTCGTTATGAGGCTAGAGCATTAAGTGGCAATAATACTGCAACTAATGGTCCAGAATTTCAAATTGGTAACACTGGAATTATAAGCCAGTATAATCCACAATTTGTTTCATTTCCTTTAATTATTGGTACTGGTTTATCAGATAGAAGAGTGCAGGTTAACTCTACAACTGGAAATACTGTAGCTCTTACCGTTAGAGGTCACATAACACTTACTGCTACTATTACTGGCGCAACAGTAAATACGTTTGCTAATAAAACTGGAACAGTAGTTACTACTGGAGCAGTTACAAAAATTACTGGAATAACTTCTACTACTGGTTTATTGCCAGGAATGATTTTGACATATGTCTCTGGTGCAGGAACATTTGGTGGTGGAACAGGTACAGTTATTTCTGTTGACAGCGCAACAGCTCTAAGCATTTATACTACTGGAAACGCAGTTGCTGGTTCTATTACTTTTTCTATCCAAAATTCAGTTACTTATACTGCTACAAATACATTTTCGCAGACTCAAAATGTAACTATTACTGGTATTTCTACGCCAACACTTAATGTAAGCAATGCTTTTATTGGTGCAGTATCTGGATCTACTTTTACTATTATTAATACTGACGCATCTGGCACTTGGTCTTCTGGTGGCACCGCAACTGTTGAACAGGTTGCTAGTTTACAAGAGTGGCAAAATAGTAGTTATGGGATGCTTGCAAAAGTAGATAAAAATGGTAATTTTACTGCAAATTCATTTATAAAATCAGGCGGAACTTCAAGTCAATATTTAATGGCAGATGGATCAACCTCAAGTACTACACAGTTAGATATTACACCGCTAGATGATATATCAAATCAATTTGATGGTTCAACATATAGATTTGTGCCTAAATACCAGGGCCAGACAATAACTATTTCTAATCAATTTAGGCTTTTGTTAACTATAAATGGTATAATTCAAAGAGTACGTAGTGCAGATTATGTATGGCAGTCTCCGATTCCTATAAATGGCATTAGAGTGGATAATGATGGTTACATTGTTTTCCCAGAAGCCGTCCCAGCGGGATCAGAATTTGACGCTAGACTAATGGCTGGCCCTACAACAACTTCATCAACAACATTATATCCGTTCAGAGCAGTGGATATATTATTAGGGGGATAAACGCAAATGGCAAGAAAAATTTTATTGGAAACAGGATACACATTTAATCCAACCACATCCATTGTTTCTACAACAGGCACAGTAGGGTCAATTGTTGCATCAGCAACTAGCCCATGGACTGCAACAATTACAGGAATGACTTCGACCACTGGTCTTGCAGTAGGTTCATTCTTTACAGCAACAGCTGGTACAGGATCTCTAGGCGCTGGAGGTACTTATCGTGTTGTATCTATTCCTTCTTCTACCTCTATTACATTTACTGCAACAGGCGGAACAACACCAACTGCTGGAACGGTAACAAATATTACTCCAACAGCAAAACAAATTGTAATTCCACGTTATATTCCAAGAGAGCGTTTAGTATTAATTACTAACGTTACTACAAATCAAGTTATTTATAATTTTTCAGATCCATCACTTACTGCTACAACATATAATGGAATTGTAACTGGAGCATCTGGATATACAACACTTATCCTTAACTATAATACAGTAGCAATGTCTTCAACAAATCAATTACAGATTACAATTGATGAATTTAACGAAAAGTTTGAGCCAGCGGAAACTCAACTAGATCCAGTTAATAAGTTTAGAACATCTAGCCCACAGGCTTTGATTGATACAGACTTTGAGTATGGTACTCAAGTTACAAAATGGGAAAATCTATCTTTAACTAATAATAGACCATCATTTTATCCTTCAACTGTTCCAGTTTCTGGAATTACAGGTATTGCAATTTCTACAAGCTCAAGAACAGTAACAGTATCACTTCCAAGCACCACAGGCCTTGCAGTTGGAACCCCAATTGTTGTACAAGACTCAGCATTATCTCTTGCAAATGGTAACTTTGTTATTGAAACATTAACATTAAACACATCATTTACATACACAGCAAAAGCTGTAAACCTTTCTACAGTTACAGCACTTTATGACTCAACAAAAACAGCTATATTTGCAGGAACATTATATACAGGATCTGCAATTGGAGGAGCACCAACAATTTCAGTATCTGGAACAGATCTCAAGGTAACAGTTACAACAACACTTCCTCATGGACTTTCAGTAGGTAATGAAATCTTTCTCACTGGTATTACTGGAACAAATCCACCAAATGGAAACTTTACAGTTGCAACAGTTGTTACTCCAACACAGTTTGTATATTATGCAAACCCAATTACAGGTACACCATCAACTTTGACTGCAACTTCATCAGCAGTTTATGTTCGCCCACAATCACAATATGTGCATAGAGCGTTCGACGGTGGTGTTATGTTCTCAACAAATACTTCATCAAATAACGTTCATGCAATTCGTCAAACTCGTCGCTATTTCCGTTATCAGTCAGGTAAAGGTATTCAGTTATCAACTGGAACAATTCTGCGCCCATATGCCACTGTTGACTCATTAACTTCATCTGGTACAACAGTTACTGTTCAAACTCGTGAACAACACAATATTCAACCAGGTGCAACAATTGTTATTGCCAATGCCAATGAAGCGGCATATAATGGAACATTTACAGTTACTAACGTATTAAGCTTAACAAAGTTTACATATACAGCATTGTCTACTCCATCTTCTGCTACAGCATCAGGATTATATACTTTAAGCGTACTAAACTGGTACAATGCATCAAACCGCCTTGGCGGATTTGATCAACAGAATGGTATGTTCTGGGAATATGATGGACAGGCATTATATGCAGTTCGTAGACAGTCTGTTTTCCAGTTATCTGGAAAAGTTTCTGCAACGAATGGTTCTTCTACTATCTCGCAGACAAACGTAGAATTCCCAACAGCATTCTCTAAGCAATTAATTCCTGGAGACTGGATTGTAATTCGTGGTCAATCATATAAGGTTTTAGATATTGCTTCAGATACATCTTTGACAGTTTCTCCAGCTTATCGTGGAACAACAGGAACTTTACTTGTTGCATCTAAGACAACAGATACAAAAATTCCAACTTCAGCATTTAATATTGATAGGCTAGATGGAACTGGT